CTGCTCAAAAACTTCACGCTTAATTAACATGAAGCCAGTTCCCCCATTGGCGATCTCCATTGGTTCGTGGGCATAGCCTGTCTTGGTCGTTTCGCCTTCAGGAAGGTTTAAAACAAACGCACCTGTATGCTTGTTGAGTTCTTGCGGTGGTACACCAGCCTTAAGCGCTTCAGAAACTTGTAGCCAATTGATTTCTTTCTTAGGGTATAGACCGCAGATGATACCTTTGTCAGCCTGCAACATAGCAGGAAAGTCGTTAGGATTAAATGTAATGTCAGCATCAATAAAGAATAAGTGCGTAGCATCTGAATTTAAGAAGTCGTATGCCATGCTGTTACGAGCACGGGTAATCAAAGACTCATTCATCATATAGGCATAGTACATTTGGATGCCGTTCTGTCCTGCCACACCAGCTAACTGTAATAGTGCGCTAGTATATCCACCAGTACATAGACCGCCGTACATTGGTGTTGCTACAAAAATCTTAGGGGGGTTAGTTTTTTTGTTGCTCATTTCTTCTTTCCTTTTGGTTTAATTTCTATTTCTGTATGGTTGCGATCTATTTCCATAATGTCTAATGCTATGTTCTCAATCTTGTCGCTTAGGTCTTGTAGTAAATCTGCCGCCGCCCATAACGCACCGCTTTCAGAATCATTAGATATTTTTTCAGCTACAAGTTCTACAATCATTGAAGCACTATGTACCTTGTATCCCAGTTCGCTAACCTTGTTAGCTTTTCCCCATAAATTGTCAATCATTTAGCATCTCCCGTCCATGTCAAGTTTTTCTTTTTTAGCTATCTTCTTGCGTAGCTTGATGCCTTCTTTAGCGTTCTCGTTCTGCTTAACATAAGCTTCTAGGATATGTAGGATACCTTCTTGCACTAAAAATTCCAAGCCTTCTTTATCAAAGTCTACTTCCGCATTGGCAGAACCATCTTTGTTTTCTTTAATGATGCGTAACTTAATTTCCATTTAGTTCTCCCTGTGGTAGTAATGTGTTGGGTTGTTAAGCATTGATTTAATTGCTTGATCTATTGTGTCAAACCAAGCTATGTGCCAGCCGTCTTTTGTACGTACTTTAAAACTCATTTTAATCTCCAAGGGAGTATCGGTTTGTATCCGTTTTTCATTAGTTTGTTCCCTTCGATAAACATTTTAAGTAATCTTTCGGGCGCTCTGTAATTAACTGTAGCCTCTCCTGTGCATCCGAAGGCAGGCAAGCTTGTGCTGGCAGCTTTATAGAAGGGCCGATCTGCACCCCACTGACCATAAAAACTGTGCGCCACAGTAACCAAGAATTCACGCCGAAAGCAATAACAATTAGTATCGACAAAATTGAGAGAATGGTCATAAAACGCCGGGTAGCGACCGAGTGATTCGCAATCATCATCACAAACATATTGTCCTGATTCATCGCATATTCTCCTTAAACTATATGCCCACATTAGGTCTTTACTTTTAATCTTGTTAATCATTGTTTCTACATGGTTTGGCTCGAACCAATTATCTTCGTCTAAGAACAAAATGTAATCAGCGTTTACCATTAGTGGCATAGCCGCATAAACTCGGTGTCCGTACCAGCCGTTACCACCTACGTTTTCAGGTAAAGTAATAAAGTCAAAACTGCCATTGAAAGAAAGAGGTAGTTTAGTTTCAACTTCTCCACCATCAAGCACCAACAGATGCTCTGTCTTAACAGTTTGATTTCTTACACTCTCTACGGCTTTAATTACCGTATCTTTCCCAGTAGTCGGGGTAATTACCATTACTCTCATTTCATCCTCGATGTAGCGTTTATCACAAAAGCAATAGCCTCGTTAAGACTTGGTTCTTTGAGTAATAAGGGTTGCTCGTAGATATAGGTGTATTTAATAATGCTTTCTTCGTTTGCTTTAATATCATTTATAAAGCTTGTCATCTTTTTAATTTCTTGGTAGTTCAAAAAAGCCTTGTAATTAAAGTCTTCAGCCACAGATATATCCCCGCTATAGATAGGTACAGTACCTCCCGCATAAGCATCTAATAACTTCTCAGTAATGTATCCATCGTAGATTGAATTTTCAGGACACAAACAAAACTTGTACTCAGGTAGTATTGCAAACTTAGACTTACGCAAGGGGTTACTAAACATATTTCCATACCCATCTACCTGTTTGTACTTAGAGATAGAGTTGAACAGGTTTATACGCAAGCCTTCAGGGTTGTTAGCTATCAAGGCACAGAACTTATCCTTAATACTCATATCTAACCTACGAGTCTTTGTTAATGGATAGATAGGGATTAACTGTTCGTACCCATGATTGTGGTGATTGTCGTGCCTAGGCTTTTGCTTGAACCCAGGCCAAGCTAATCGAGAATACCAAAGTGGTAAGCGGACATTACGCCCACCATAAGTATCGAAATCAAAAGAGAGGCTGTGATTGTAATTAATAAAACTTGGTCGTACATTTTCGCCGATAAAAGCAAGTGTCTTTTTGGGGTCAGTTTGTACATTCCCAAAGACAGAAGTAACACAGATATCAGCGGTGTAAGGATTATCGCTATACTCGATACTACCAAAACAAGAACGCAAAAAGTAATCAAAGAAGTCATCTTGAAAAGCCCCTTCCCAAAAGTTAGCTACAAATATCTTTTTCATTGTTTCATCCAATCAAAAAAATCACCTAGTGTTATCCCTCGTTTACGCAGTTCGTTGCGTAACTTATTAAGTGCTCGTCTTTCTATATCCGCTACTGCCGCCCTTGTAATGCCAAGAGCATCTGCTACTTCTTGTTGCGTCATGTCTGCTTGGGGTGGTTTATTTCTCTTGTCTTGCATCCCGCTTTTCTTTCGCCGCATGCGCCAACAAACGCATCTCCGCTACTGCATCTAAAGCTACATCAATTGCTTCGTTGTACTTACCTCTAGTCATCGCTTCTTCATACTCTTTTAACAATTTCCTTGTCTCTAATAAAAACGATGCGTAATCAATCATTAACATTCTCCATAACTATTTCCATAACTCGCTTCACAATTTAAGGGTAGAGTTTTAGCCCACTCGGGTCTCCACCGCATACAGTCCATTACATACTTAATTGCTTCTTCCTTATCTTCTTCTTTAGCTATACAAGCTACGGCATCGTGGACAGTCAGCACTACTTGGTATTTCTGTCCTATCTTTATCATCTGTTCTGCAATGATACAGCGTGCAACGGCTTGGCACAAGTTCTCAACCACCTTTCCACCATACAATTTGACTGCGCCCCGTCTTGTCTTGTATTGGTATTGAGTGCCACCTTCAGGCTCTACTATTTTCTCAAGCCCTTCGTATCGTTGCCACAATCCACTAGGTAGTAGGAAGCCCTTATGCTCTGCACTAAACTCAAGCACCCCAGCTAGTCCTAAGTCTGCACCTTTAGATGTAATGATTGCTTCTAAGCATCTTCCCGCACTTTTCCATAGGTCAGGTATTTTAGGATAAGTCTGTCTGTAGATTTCGATAATACGATTGGCTTCCCCCTCCTCAATTTCCACACCGAATGTTTTGAGTTGCGCCCTGAATTTCGTACTGCCCATGCCGTAGCCACATCCAAGTATTGTCGTCTTACCAACGAACCTCTCATGCGCCGTAACTTTTGATTCATCCTTGTTGTAGATAGCCGATGCCATGATCTTGTAAACATCTTCGTTCCTTTCAAATGCTTCAACCAAGTCCTGTTGTCCTGCTAACCATGCAACCGTTCTAGCTTCTATCTGTGATGAGTCTGAGTCGATAATCACATAGCCTTCAGGGGGTACAATGGCACGCTTTAACTTGCCTGCGTTTTGACCACGACTAGGTAGGTTCTGTAAGTTAATCTTGGCATCACCACCCCATCGCCCTGTGTGTGCCGCATAGTATTTAATAGGTACTGGAAGATCACCACGCTTGGCTATGTCTATGAACCTTTGCGTTCTTGTTTCTTCAAGAGTTGATTTGTTTCCCAACCGAGCCGCCACCAAAGCTTGAACACGAATGTCAGGAAAAGAAGCCAGTTCCTTGAACCCCTCATCTGTCTTAGCAAAAGCCCACGCAACCTTACCTGTTCGTGCTGATATCTTTGTAGGTGGTTCTACCTTTAGGCTTTGTAGTATCTCAGCAAACTTATCATTTGACATCAAGGTATCTTTATCAGCCAAGCAAGCCTCAAGCAAGCGTTCCTTCTTGTTCTTCGTATCCTCTAGGTGTTGCTCTAGTAGTGGTAGGTTTAGTTGTAGTACAGGGTCTATAAACATCCTTAGCGTAATATCAATAACCTTTAGTTCTTTCTTAGGGAAGCCATTCTGCATAAAGGTATTGAATAGTGCCCATGTTAAGTCCACATCATTCACGCAGTATTTACCATACCTAGCCATCTCGTAGTCACTAAAATCTGTACGACGATAACCTAACGCATCATTAACCTCAGTACCCTTCTCACCTAACTTATATCTCTCTACCAATACAGCCAAGCTACCACCCGCATCTACCCCATGAATCGCCCTAGCCATGCAAAGAGTGTCGAGCCAACCTTTAGGCTTAATATTAAAATGCCACGAAAGAATTGCCCCATCAAACTGAGCATTATGAGCAAGCACCAAACTGTTAGCCCAATCATATCGAGAAAGAAAGTTACGCACCTCTTCCATACTTCCTGTAAACCATTCGGTAACACCATCGTTCTCCTTAACTGCGATACCGATTACTTCAAACCGATCATCACGCACATACTCTTCTGTTGTATATTTCTTTAACCCATAGTCCTTATCGTAATAAGTTTCTAGGTCTACTGTAATTATTTTCATTTTGCTTTTGCACTTGAGTAGGTAATACTTGAACCTTCAGCTTTTAATATAGGTCTACCAAACGGTTCAAATATCTCATCATCTGATTCTTCAACCATCAATTTCTTTAATACTTCTTTATTAAACTGTGGCATGACTACATTGCGTAACGCATCCGTCAAAGCTTTGCTTTCTTCTTCGGTAAAAAAATCCTTATAACGGTCAATGATTAGCGACCACTTATGGTACTTTTCTCCACCCAAAAATTCTTCAGGGTTAGTCTTGATTCTTTCTAATAGAATCTTTACACCTGATTCCATATCATTCTCCTTCAGTTGGTACTTCGTCACATCTCTCAACCAATGCGGCATACCCACATATATCTACTAAGTTATCCCTATGACTAGGGTCGTTAGCAAACCTAGCAACCTTAACTAACATCATCAATGCGGCAACATCCTTAGCGTTTAGTTCGTCTAAGTCTTTAGATAGCGCACCTAAGTAAGCCTTCCACATCACCGCAATAGTATTTAAGTTCTTACTAGGGTGTCCGTATGTCTTCTCTCTATCACCATAGATAATCGCATTAGCTTCCTTGAGTATTGTCACTTACTACCCCTTAAAAATAACCATACGACAATGATCGCTACACCCATAGCAACCATGAACCCTACCTCTATGTAGTTAAACACACTCATACACCCTCCGTCTTTATTAAGTCAAACAATGCGCCAGGGTACTTAGCACCTTTACCTTCGGCTATCTCTAATAAAAGTAACTTCAATGCGCCTGTACCTGTTTCATCTACTAAGAAAGAAAACCCACCCGCACCTACTATCATCATTAGATTCTTTTCTTGTAGTGCCGTAGCCGTACCACCATTTGCTTTGCACTCAATACCTATGAACCTACCACTCAAGCAGGCAACGATGTCAGGGATACCTGAAGAACCATACCCACTAGCAACAGGGTAGAAATGGTAAGCACCCACTTCTTTAAGGATACTTACCACCTTGTTCTTAACTTTCTTTTCGGGAGTCGTCATAGTTTATGTTTGCAAGGTACAACAAATCCTCGGTACATACTTATATGAAGTGTCTTCGGCTCGTTATAAAACTCTCTTTGCCTAACTCTTGCATTGATATCCGTATAAGATACTGAACCATCTTTCTGTTCTACTGCCGTATCTAAAAACGCATTAGGGTTCTCTGCATGTAGTTGTGCCAATACCTTATTAATCTTTTCAGAAGTTTCTTTCTCGCTTTGTGCAGTATGTCGCTTACGATTGTCACCATACCATCCACTTGAAGCGGCACGCAGTCTTGCTTGTTGGTCTAAACTTAAAAACATATTATCTCCTTAGCACATGATTGGTTTGAAAGGTCCTTCAGATGCGGTATCCCAACAACACATACCACCCCGACCATCAGGTACACACTTAACTCCTGCGTATACACCGAATGACATAGCTACTAACATTAATCCCACTAACATCTTCTTCATTTCACTCTCCTCTTTGGTTTAACTGCGACAATACCTTCTTCGGTTTCTTTCTTGCGTGCCTCTAGCATGGCATCAGCTATCTCCCACACTTCTTTAGCATCAAACACACTAGCCCTACTAAGTAAGCCGTTCAAAGCAAACATAGCAAAGGCATCTCTTAAATCGTTTTCATTCATGTCTTGCTTTCGTGATACTGATTCCATTGTTTAGGTGATACTTCCACATAATAGAGTTTGTCGCCTCGCCACTTACCCATACCATCAACGAATACACCTCTACCCGCCGTTCTTAGTAACGCTATCTTGTCGGCTATGAATATAGGTAGTTCTCCGTATTGGCATTGATACCATTTGGGTTCGAATAACTTACCCGCTAGTAACTCTACCTGTGTAGATATATGTATCTGCCCATTAAGTAACTCAACACGAATAGGTGCTAAGCTTTCTTTATCTTGCATACTCTTCCTTATAATTAGGATTTATTGTTACATTGTAAAGGCTACATACCACATAGTCAATACTATTGAGTCAAAATAAAGTAGGTGTTTTCCCCATCCCTATAACCTATCTCAGGGAGTAAGGTGTTCTTGTCTACAAGTTTGAGTAAAGAGATACGGTTTCTGGTGTCTTCAGGTAGCGCATCAACATCGCTTAGTTCTTTAGGTTCTAAGGCATGACCATTGGGGATAAAGATAGTCTTGTCAGGTCGTACCATAATAGTATCGAACCTAGGCTTGATCTCTGCTTTACGCATCATCTCCTCGTATGCCTCAATACCTTGAGCCGCTTTCTTAAACTGCTCTGTTTCAAACTGAACCCCAAGAGATAGTAGGTGTTTAACTTCCTTGTATATCTCCTCATGCCCTATCCTAAAAGGATACACCGCTTTGTTATCTGTACCTATCCAAGACTCATGCGCTCTCTCAGCGTTACGCTTACCCTTATTAGATATCTCATGCCAACCAAACGGCTCGATACTATCCATCGCAATCTTCAAAGCTTTCTTCAAGTCCTTAGTTCTACGAGATGAGTGCTCGTTACCCCAATGCCCAAACTTATCGTTCTGAATCTTGCGTGATGTAACTTTGTATTCCTTATCGTTACGAGTACCGTATATCCACTCGACTACCCCTGCAAGGTCAGCTTCTTCTTCCGTAAACCTAGAATCTTTAAAGCGTAACTGCCAAAACTCAGGTTTGTATTGGCTTTGATGCGCCGATACTGTCAGACAGTACGGAATCTTTGCATGCTTTAACTCCATAGCATTTAAGAATTCCAATACAGGTTCGCTTAGTACAGTCTTATCTACATCTATTGTGTTTAACATTTTATTCCTCCTCAATTAAGTCTGCTTCTTCACATACGAACTTTAAGTCCATATCCCATATACCAAACCTTGTGCGATTCACTTCTTTAATCGCCTCGAGTTCAGCTTGCACAGGGCTATTTGCTTCGACCTCTACATATGCAACCCCCGTTACTAACACTTGATACTTAGCCATACATCCTCCTTAGAACATAGACAAAATGTCGTCTACCTTAGACTTCACCGAACTACGGATAGCTTCGGACTCACGCACATCATCAGGGTTTATACCTACTAAAGCTTTCTCTAACTTCTGACGAGCCTGCTCTAACTTAGGGTCGCTTGTTATGTTCAGCTTAGTCAATAGCCCACATAGTTCTGACGCATTGGTAATAGTTGTATCGTAGAACTTTTTCTTCTTCTCGTCTGTGTAATCTAAGCGATCACTCATGTGAGTTAAAGTTTCATGCAAGCGTTTCCATGCCTCACCCATAGCATCCTTTAGCTTGGACTCATAGTAGCTTTTGTATTGTGCTTCTAACTCTGCCTTAGCTTCTTCCTCTACATCTACTCGGAAGTCCCCTACATCAGGCACAGGTGCAAACACATAACGGAAACCAAACTTACCACGCAAGGTTTCAACATTGGGATATTCCCCTCGGTCAAACAAATCGCCAAGCGTAAACGCAGAACTTGATACCAGTTGCGGATACTCCGTAAGGAAATCCTCCACCGCCTCGTTGTACTTGCGCTCAAACTCACCAAGCACCGCCTTGTAATCAAAGAAGTTCTTCATAGGTAGCAACCGACTGCCACCATCTGACCAAGGTAAGGTGTTCTGATTGTTCCATGTACGCACCTCACTAACAACCTTCTGCACTTGCTCTAGCTTATCTGACCCTGCCAATAACTTCTTATGGTAGTTGCCTGCCCTAGCCTTAGTACCCTTAGCACTATCTACTTCCTCGGATACTTTCTTGTCCATCTTACGACCTGTCCACATAGAAATGTTTAGGTCTACTAACATCGCATTATTTCCAATCATGATTACTCTCCTTGTAGTGGTACTATCTTCATCTTTAACTTAATACTGTCTGACAGTATTTGGTCACACATAACCTCCATAGCATTTGAGTGCGTAAGGGTTACACCTATCTGTGATTCCATCTTCTTCTTCGCATCTAAAAACTTCTTCTTTGCATCAGTCTTTAACATCAGCGTTTCAAATCCTCTAGCTATTGCCATTTCATTTCTCCTTAATCTTGAATCCGTACACTCACACCCATAGGTGCAATCACGGTACTTGTCATACCCCAAAACACAGGGTGTTGCCATTCACCCCACCCATTTATGAACCCATCCGTGAGAACAATTACACACTCAGGCTCTAGCTTATGCGCCTTGATATACTTGGGAATACAGTCAGCACTCGTACCACCACCCCCTGCAGGTTTAGTAGATGACATGATTGACTCATACTCACCTCGGTCATACTTCTCATGAGCACATACTTCAGTATCCCAATACATAAGATCAATGCCTTCGGGCTGAACATGGTTGCATAAAGAGACCAGTTCTCCTAAGAATTGCCCGACCTCCTCCTGTCCAATACTGCCTGACATATCAATAGCTACAACGATACGACCTACTGCCTCACCGATTGCGCTAGGCATATAGACACCTTGATCTACCCACCTACGATTTGGTCTGCGCCATGTAGAGTTGTCCTTGTCATTACATATAGAGTTCACAAAGTCAGCTAACACTTCCTTCCAATTAACCTTAGCTTCCATCGCCTCAGTAATCTCTCTAGGAATATTGCCGTCAAGTTTGCCTGCTAGTAATGCGCCCTGTCTTAAAGCTTGATCGACTTCACGAGCCAATGCTTGCTTCTCGTCTTCGGACATTTCATCTGCACCTTCCCAATCGTGCTCGTCAAAGCCCTGCCCATCCGCTTGTTCGCCCTCGCCACTACCATTGCCTTTTCCACCTTTACCTCCCTCTTGTTTTAATAAACGGAACACCTCGCCTGCATCCATGCCCCGATACTTCTCATCTAAGCAACCGCCTTCAGGTAGCGACACAGATACACCTTGTGGGTCTGAATCATGAATCATTAAGTTGATTACATAATCACATGCCATGTTGGCATACTGAGGGTTTTGTTTATAGAGATGTTTCCATACAGTCGTATGACGGAAAGCCTTATGTAGATTCTCATGAAGTATCAAGCCCTTCAAGTCAGAGTCTTTTAGTTTGTCTACGAACTTACGACCATAGTAAGTGTTGCGCCCATCGGTACATGCAGTTTGTATCTCGTCACTCACCTCAGTCTTACCGAGCATGAAGATGCCTGAATACAAACAATACTTAGGGTCATTCATCAATGCCACATGGGACTTTTGAACTCGTTGTTCTGCAGTTAATCTAGACATCATTTCTCCTTGTTAATACTGTCTGACAGTATTGGGTTTAGTCCTTCAGGTAAAAGGGTCATGCCCTTCTCACTTCTCAATGAAGCAAAGGGCAGGCTAGGTACTCTAACTAAGTGATAGCCTTTGTTATAGTTAAGCATCGTGACCTGTCCTACCTCGCCGTCTGTTATTACCCAATCACCTTTTAGAATAGCCATTGGTTATCGGTAGCCCATTTCACAAAATCTTTATTGGACACCGCCATAGCTTGCTTGGTAGTAGACTTCACGATTGAACGAGCAAACAACGCTTGTAATTCTTTATCCAATCGGTCTGCATACTTGAGCCACTTAGGTAGCGTATCCTTATCCACCCTAGTAATAGCTGAGAATGTCAAGATACATTTAGCCACCGCATCATCAGGTACTTTTGCTGAGTTAGGGCTATCCATAATTGCTTCCCATGTAGGTAGCTTATCGACCACAGTAAAGAACGCTTGCATATCACGAGCCGCACTCTCACCTATCGTGCCAGCCAACGCAGTAATAGTCACGCTATCACCGAGCAAGTCACGCTTCTTGGCAATATGACTAGCCTTCTCTAAACTACGAGGGGTGACGAACGCAGTCTGACCTGCCTTAGTTGGGTTAAAGATGTATACATTATCTTTTTGTGCAGGGTCAGTATACGACTCGAGTGCATGGGGGAATTGTTTAACCCACGCAATAATCTCAGGTGCAATATCATTCTCTACTGCCCACGCACCCCAAGAGTCTGCATCTAACGAACCATCAGCACCGAACCCTGCGTGTGGTTTACGCACAGTCACAAAGCAAACACGATTGCGAGCATGAGCCTCAAGACTATCACCCACACCATCAGTTGCTAAGTTAGTTGTACCGAACACAATAGAACCTTCGGGTAAGTGCATATCACCAATGCGTTTCTCTAACATCAGAGTAAGCAAGACATTCTTAACCGCCTTCATAGCCTTACCGATCTCGTCTAACATAACGATGACAGGCTTGCCTGATTGGAATTTAAACCTTGCGTTTGGTGCAAACTTTGTGACTTTAAGAGATGATGCCAGTTTCTCTAGTACTACCTCCTCTGTGTACGGCAAAGCAAAGTCACCTAGGTCTAACAGGGTGCAGTCGATGTACGCTACCTCATAATCAGGGAAACGCTTAGACACCGCCTTGAGCATAGAACTCTTACCAATTCCAGGCTCACCCTGACCAATGACAGTCACATCAGCACCTACTGTTGCTATCGCATTTGCAAACTCGTTAAGAGTTAAAGAACTACCGAACTTGATACTCATATACTTCTCCTTGATTTAAAATTAAAAAATACAACCCCACTTTGACAAAAAACCCAGTACTGTCTGACAGTATTGGGCTACAACACCATCTACTTCTTTTCGTGATATATCTATTATAACGCTATACAACCTCTGTGTCAATAGGCTAGGTTCTTACACAATGTTCGTTGCAACAACACCCAACGCTACTGCTCTAGTTGTATACACATCAGCTATCTGCTTAATGAAATAGTTAATGCGATTGTCCACAGTCTTGTAGTTGTATTGATACTCACGGATATTTGTTTTATCCACAATGGCATTACCCTGATAGTCGGTGCGTTCTACATCAATCGTTTTACATACTCGACTGTCGTTATGCTCACTACCTGAACAGATCATACAAAGAAGTTTAGGGTAGTCATCTTCAGTCGCATTACACATAGCTTCATATATATCCTTTGATGTAGTTTCACCAACCGAGCCTGATAACTTCCAACTGTCGTAGGTAACACCATCTAACTGATAAGCCTTGCGCCCATAATAGTCAGCCTTACCTGTTGCGTGCTGATCTACTAAGTCATTACTAATCCACCCATCAGCCAGTTTAAGCATGATCTTGGCATAATCTCTAAAGCCCTTGAGTTTATCCCTAGCCGTTTTCATCTTGGCTTTATCTATTACTTTCTGAGTAAGACTCTTAGGGTTTCGAACTGAGTAGCAATCTAACCCATCCACCTTATAATAGTCAAATATCGTAGCACTACCACTATCTATTACATACGACTGCTCTCTATATGTAATCCATATCTTGTTGTACTTCTTATAACAACGCATATCCTTGGGCAAATACCGATTGATAAACTCAGCCGTTGTAGGTGTGTCGTACCCATCAGTCTTAACATGAATACTGCCATCAGCCGTATACAAAACACAATCTGTCTTATATAAGTGAGCACCATAAGCCTCACCACTAACGATGTCTGTTGCTACTTCATCTACGATATAACGCTGAACTACTTGCTCCCAATCCCTACTGCGCCTACCGATTGGTCTGCACTCTACTGACCTACCTCTAATAGGTTTAGTGTTGTTAAAACGGTTTTTAAAATTCTCGAACATACTTAAACTCATTTGATTCTCCTTGGATTAAATACTGTCTGACAGTATTGGTTTGGTTGGTTATTTAAAAACATAATGTAATGCGGTTAAAACAAAAACAAAGGGTACAAACACAATCAACGCACCCCACATAGACCCTGCTAGAAAAGAAACCAGTTGCTCTAAATCTGTCTCACTTCTCCAAATAGGTGTGGCATAGTCGGCATCTCTAAACGCTTCGCTTGCTGATCGGTGCGTCTTATTGTGGTGAATATAAAACGCAGGGTCTTGCGTTGATTGGTATTGAATAGTGTTGTTGGGTGTGGCTTTTTTGGTTCTCTTAGTTGTTTTCATCTTCTTTCCTTTCAGGTTCAATTAACTCATACTGCGAATCATCTGCGTTCGGGTCATACTTAATAGGCTTGTCATACTTCAAGGTGCTAAAAAAGTCCTCGGCAGTCATGCCATGACGGAGCAACAATCGCCTTAACTTACCTAATGCACGCAATTCGATCTGTCTTACCCTCTCTCTACTAATGTTCATAGCATCTGCAATCTCAGCTAAGGTCATGCAAGGGTCAGGGATTTGCGCCCTCTTTTCGTATGGTTTACTCATGTTGTCCTCTTTGGGTTAGTTGTTGCAAGTTCTTTGGGGTTATGTATGTATTGATACGCACCCTTATTAAATGGTATAGCGACTGTGAACCCTTCTGATACTGCTCGAGCCACATCAATCCCACACTCTAGGCAAAACTTATAGCCTAGTTCCCATCTACCCATCGGGTATTCATCTCCACAACATCTACATATATTCTTCATTTCCCTCTCCTTATTTCTCTAGGCTTATTCTCGTTCCGATATGGCGCTTTGTAAAGAACCCAAACCACATAACCCAATACAGGAATGGACAACAACAAAGCCACCGAAACGGATAACTGCTCTATTAATATAGCTACTAAAATAAAACCCACAATCAATGCAATTACTTTCATCATCTTCTCCTCTTGTTAAAAACACTCAATCAGTCAGGCTATTGCTAACCTGACCTCAAAATGCTCTTTGTTTGTTTGCCTTCTGCTAGTTTGTCGCAGTCCTTGTTAGGGGTTAGGGCATGGGTAGGGTGAAGTGCGTGTGGTCAGATGGATTTAGGTTTTGAGGGTTCTGATACTGTCTGACAGTATTTCACCCAATTAGGTTTATTAAACCTAAACATATCCCACACCTCACTACTACCGCAGAGATACTGCTCGCCAAGAAGATACAAACCCGCTTAAATGGGAAATCAAGGCTACGCCTACTCTGCACTCTTACTACGCACAGTCTGTATTCCCGTGCGCCTCAAAGCATTTACCTAGTTGTTAATGAACTAATACTGTCTGACAGTATTTGGTTTTGTTGTGTCCCTTGACCCAACTCGACTCTATACCTCTATTATAACACTATGTTAAGTCTGTGTCAATAGGGCAGAACTCGGTTTAGGTTTGGGGGTTGCTTTAATCAAAGTCATCAAGTATTTGTTGCATGCGCTTATTAACTTCGGGGTCTTTAGAAACTGGTATCGGTTCTTGTCTTAATTCTTGGGTTGGGGTTGGTGCATACAAGTATTTACCAATGATGCTTACGGCTAGTTTGTTCCGAGTAGTTTTCTTTAACAACGCAATCCTTTCTAATTGATCTATTGCGTGCTTGGGCATATGTAGGTTTAACTGTGCCATCTCTGTGAATGACTGTGGTTTGATCTTTTGTTTATGAGCCTGTTTTTGTGCTCCTGTCATCTCCTTTATATTGAAGATATCCGCACCTACTTTGCCACGCTTGTACCTACGATATGCCGCTACATATGTGACATCGAAATGTTTTACCCACTCATGCAAGCCTCGCACTTCTCCGTTGATCTCAATATCTATGCTATGTGTCATCTGTTTTACCTTTCTGTTTAGTTAGACCATGTTCGGTCAATCTAGATTATACATGGTTGTCATTGTAAAGGCTAGAGGGTATTTTAAATGAACAAATAAGGCTTGGTTCATACAATGACTGACCAAGTTTACTCAGACCAGAACGGGCTGAGAACCATATACTAATTGAGGTTAGGTATTAAAAGGTTAGAAATGTTCATATGAACCTGAAAGTATGTCGCCCTACAAAAGGCTCTTTCGAATACTGTCAGACAGTACGAAAGCTTAACACAGTAAAGGGAAAAAAATGTTTGGTAGTCATATATTTATATTTATATGAACATTTTAATAATAATAGATAGATAGATAGAGAAGAAGCCTTATGAAACAAGGACTTGCAAGTCAGAAAACCGTGTTCTGGTCTGAGTGAACCTGTTCAGTCCAATCGCCCGCAAACCCTTTGTTTATATAGTGTTCCATGTTCACGCCAATAGTGAACCTAGTGAACCTGATTCTATGTTCAGTCTTTACCCTTCTGAAAACTGGTTTCTTTCGTACTGTCAGACAGTATTTGGTTTGCCTCGCCTACTTCGCCTGCACCTCGCTGACCCTAAATCATTGCGCCCTTCGAAAAAGAAAAAGCAGCAGCAAAAAGAATTTAAAAATCTGTCGGCTCGCCGACCTAGATGACACCAGTTCCCTAAAAAAAGGGCGAAAAAAAACCCCACCGATTTGGTGGGGTGTGAACTGCTTGGTGATTACTGCTTGGTATCACCTTCGTAATCATCTAATCCGTCTAGCAAGTAGCTGGCTAGTGATGCAGTCTTGTCATTCTCTTTGAACTTATTAAACATACTACGCAAACCCTTGACGATATCTTCTATCTTGGCATCACCTTTGAACTTCACTCCAGTAATCGGAGCAGTCTTACCAGCTTGTGATCCCTTTGCCTTGCGTACTGCATTTACATCATACTGCTTACCCTCATTCACTGCCTTGCGGAAAGTGGTCAGGTTATTCTTGACAGTCTGCTCAGCTAAGCCCAACTTCTCTTGTGATTCTTTAAAGCGGAGCATTACAGCACAACCACTCTTGACAGTACCGATTGGCTTATTCTTGCGGAGCTTGCGAATCTCGGAGCACTTGCTATCTATCTGCTTATTGATAGTGCCAGCTTGTCCAACTAATGCGCCTACTTCAGAAGCTAAGGTTTCTTGTTTAGAGTATTTAACAGTCATGGTATTTCCTTTATATATAATCGGCTTGGCGGTATTGCCTTACTCGATGACTCTATTGTGCCTGTACCATAGCGCTATGTCAAGGACTATTTGATTTTCCCATACTGTCGAACAGTATTTTTCCAGCCCGATATCGCGACCCCCTACCGCCTAATTTGGCCCCCTTGGTCCCGCCCGCACCCTGTGCTGTATTTTGCACAGTCGATTACTATTTTTTTGAAAAATACCCCCCTATAGGGTTTACCCTTAAAAACACCCCCCACTATATAAAAAAATTAAAAAATCTATATACATCAAAAAGATATACATAAAAAGTGCATGAAACTTTAATAAAACGAGGTGTAAAAAAAAGTTTCCCGAACGGGGTTTTTGTAAAGAAAAAGTAAAAGATTGTAAAGAATGTTGCACCGCAACAATTGTGTGATAAACTACACAAAAACGGTACGCTGCATGGAGCGTACTAATTCAACTTAAAGGAGCAACATCATGTTTGATTTCACTAAACAGACCAAGCAGTACGAAGAACTAGCTAAGCGCATTCAAGAAGTAAATGAGTTCTGGATTAATTCCGTTATCTCAAGCCTTAAGCAGCTCACTAAGTAGTACCCGGGGGCCTTGCGCCCCCACAAAAACCCGCTAAAATAAGTCTTTAACAGGGGGGCGGCATGGAGGCACCAAAATTCACAATAAAAAAAGTCGACACCCGGATTCCATCTGTTCAAACCACACTACTTTTTCTGCAAAAGAAAA